TGAGTTTTCTGTGTCTAGTGTTTGCCCACTCGCAGCAGTGTTGCTGTCTTTTAAAGTAAACTCTAAAGACGGTAGTGTATCTCCTACTACGAATTTTATTGTGTCTGAGTAAGCCATGATTTATTTTACCTCCCTAATCCTCTAGTGTCGAGTTGACTGTATACTGGTATAAAGTCAGCTGGTTTCCAATCTAAAGTTACTCCATCCCATACTCTTTCTGCAGTAGGTCCTAAAGGTGGTACCCAAAATGGATTTCCATACCTGTGACTCTCTAAAAATACGGGTAAAGCTAAACTTGCTGGCCCTAACATACCACTTCTATCTATTATTTCTACCATATATTGACCAGTGCTCATGTCATCTGTTTTAAAATAATTAACGCCTGGATCGTTAGGACTTATACCTGGTAGTACCCAAGCTAAGAAAGCTTTGAAAAACTCTCTTATCTCTAAACCTAGCATAGTTATAGGCAACAGCATACTAGCCATAAGTATTATAGGCATAGCTCCTGCACCTGCTCCATTGTTTACAAACCCTCTATGTGATTCTTTTAGAGTTGGGAACACAATGGTTTTACCATAAGCATAGAAGAAAGATTTAAGTTGCCATATAAGAGCATACCTAGGATCGTTAGCATACTGCGGTCTTTGGGCTGGGTTAGGTCTAACTATAGATTCGTCAACAAATTGAGCTAGTGCTTCATTTACTTTCTCTCTAGTAGCTTTGTCTGCCTTGCCTTTCTCCCAAGCTAAGACTTGTTCAGCTGTTATGTTTAATTCTTTTAGATATGCCTCTGACGTACTATCACCTTTTTGTGCTTTTCGTGCATGGTTCTGTAAAAATCTTGTACCCATGCCCGTAGCAAATACTCTAGTAAACCTAGTGTAAGCTTCTAATCCAGTAACTCTAAACCAACCATCTGATACATTCTTCATTGATTGACTCATAAAGTCTTGTTCACCAGCTAAAACAAAGAAACTAGACATAGCATCTACACCTATAACTCCTATTTCTCTGGCTATATCCGCAGCTTCCTGTGGATTCTTTATCATGTCTTTTATAACTTTAGTTACATCACTTATTTTTGCAGTGCCTCTAGACCTTAAAACTGGGCCGGCTGTATCTTGTAAAGAAGCTATAACAGTAAGACCTAACAGAGTAACTATATTTAAAGTCAAACCTATGTCATTTGCTTTCTTTAATAGTCCGCTTTGTATAGGTTTAATTTTGCCAAACATAGAATCAATCATATCCCTAGCTTCTTCTTGCTGAGCTTCGGTTAATTTGTTTAGTAACCTACCTAGTTCTCTACTACCGCCTGATTTTTCAAATTCATATCTAAGAGATACTTTGTCTAAATACTTTTTCAGACTTATTTCTGGTGCATCTGCTAGACCTTGATTCATAAGTTCTATGTTTGGTATGTTTTTAAATAGTGGTTTTCTTTTGTATTGAACTCCTAGTTCTATATCATCCTTAGCAGTAAACTCTATATCGCCATTGTTTTTAGATATTAAATCACTGACTACTGTATTTATAACCTGGTCACTTTCTCCAGGGTTATATTTTTTAAGTAGAGCTTTTAATGCTGTTGCTTTGTTAGGATCAGCTGCTAATTCTGCTATTGCTATAATACGTGGGAAGAAGTTCTTTCTTTCTAAAACTCCCATCTTAGCCAGGCCTAAATCTTCGTATATTACTGATAAATATTCTCTTACCTTTGCCGATTTTGCAGGTAAATCTTTTGTATCTATTGTATCGTCAGCTGCTTTATTAATAATATCTCTTTGTTCTTCGTTAAAACTAGAGTAAAACCAGCCATCTTTTACGCCAAGTATTTTAGCTACATCATTTAACATAGCGTTCGCTCTTCTAGTCTTTAGTGTTATTACCCCTGCTCTACCACTAGTAGAGGTAGTTCTTGGATCTAAGTTAAAGAAGTCTGCTATAGCAATACCTGCAGGACCCATTTGTCTAAACCTAGTATCTGTAGTTAGTAGTAAGTTTTTTAGCCATTTCGGAAGAACTTTAGTTGTTAAAAGTTTATCAGCATTTTCTAGTACCCTTCTTATCTGTTTGTCAGTAAATGTCTGTGGCCCTAGTATATTTTCTATCTGTGTTTCTATCTTAGCTTTTACTTCATACGGAACTGAGTCCATAGTAGGGTTTTGTATGCTTTCTCTTATATTATCTGAGTAGTCTTGAAAACTTTCATTTATCTCTAGTCTCTTCCTTTGTGCAGGACCTAATGAATCATAGAATTTTTTCTGCGAGTTAGCTAAACGTTTAAACCAGGATTGTGCAGGTTTGTTAAGGTCGTTGTAAGTAGTGCCATCTACACTAAGACCTAGCTTGTCTCTAATAGCTAAAGAGTATTGGTCTGCTACAAAGTTAAGGAAACCTTTTTTAGGATCAAGATAATTTGCTGGTACATTTTTTGATTTCTTTATTTTCTCAAATGCTTCTAATAAGTTTTTTCTTACTGCAGGAACTTTTAAACTTTTTTCTAACTCTTGGAAAGTAAAAGAGTTACCTAGTTCTTTTAGATAAGCAGCATAGTAAGCACCTTCTTTTATATTTGGGTCATTCTTCATCAAGATGATATCAAAATGTCTATATTGTAAAGTCATAGCTAAAGCTGTATCTTTATTCAATAACTCTTGTCGTTTTGTTTCTAAGAAATCCATATCTAAAGTAGCTTGTACCGCAGGGGATAATCCTGACTCTGTTAGTGTTTCTTCTGCAGATAGCACTTTTAAGTTAGTGTTTAGCCCTAGCTGCCTAGCTGCTGTAGTTAGTCCTTTTATAATCTGTTCTTTTACAGGTAAAGGTTGTTTTACAGTCATGCCTGGCAGTTCGTTTTGTACCGCTTCAGGTTCTGGTGCTGCTTGTTGTACTGCTGGTTGTTGTACTTGTTGCTGTGGGGCTGGGAGTTGTTTAGGTGCATTTTCTAAACTGAATTCGAGCGCATTAGGGAACATTTTTTTCCTTCTTGCACGAGCTGCTTCTGTTAATAATATCTCTGTACCTTTCTTAAACTTCCTATTATCCCCAAACTTGGGTTTTACATTTTTAGTTTTATCCTCTCTAAACTCCTGCAAGGGGCCTACAAAAAGACCTTTATCAAATTTAAATTTTTCCATAGCGACTTGCATATTAAATCTATCAGTCTTTTTGTCTCTACTAGGAAACGACATTTCATAATATTTGTCTCTGCCTCTATACTCTTTACCTTCTTGTTCTTTATAAGTTTCAAATATAATAGAGTCATTCTTATCTATTTTTGTTGCTGCATTATCTACCGGATTACCAAATGCAACATCGTCTGTTTCATATAAACCTGTGTCTTCTATAAAACTAGAACCGGAAGCCTGTCGCATTTGCCTGATGTCATCAATATACGTACCAATCTCAGCATTAGGATCAATAGTCCCACCAGCATCTATAAACTGTGGCATTCTCCTAGTAGTTGGTTCGACACCCATGCCTTCATATATAAACTCAGTTTCACCTTTTTCATTTACCCTAGTTTCAGCTTCTGTCATTCTTACTTTCTCTGGAACTTCTCGCCCAACCTGGCCTTCAGGAGTTACGGGGCTGTACGCAGGTGTAACTTCATATTTGCCTTTTATACGTGCAACAGGTGCGCCCATAAAAACGCCAGTTGTTTGAGCGTTGGCTAAATTTCCAGGGTTATTTAACATGTCTGTTTTGTTTATTGCAGCTATAGCGTCTGCAATAACGGCATTAAATTTCACAATAAACCCATCTTCTTTTTGTAGTCTAAGAGCATCTTGCCGTGTTTTTTCTTCTAGTGCATTTTTTCTTTTGCCCGACAATACATTTCTATAGTTAGGGCCTTCTCCTTCAAAAGGCATAGGCCAGCTTAAATTTAAGAAATCATCTATGCTTTCTTGTATCTTGATAAGCTCGTTTAAAGTAGCTTCACTCATGCTAGTTGCTTCTGTATCTTTTAAGAAAGGAGCTATAAGAGCCCTTCTAGCAGCAGTTTCTTGCCTATTTTGATCATTAGTAGCATTCTTATCCCTAGATATTAAAAACTGATAATCTAAGAAAGGCGTATCTACGTAGGCAAAATCATCTTTATCAAATAAATTAGATATTTCACCTTGTAAAGCAAACTTGTCTTCTAGTTCTTTGAGCTGCTTTCGTAATCTATCTTGTTTTTTAACATCAAAATTAATCTTTAAAATTTGTAACCCAGCAACACCAGATAAAATACTATCTAACAGCACATTTACTGACACTGTTTGAGTTTGTTCCAGGGGACCTACGCTTCTTGTTTTTTGCTCAGCAGGCTTTGCTTTTCTTCTGACTTTACTAGTAACTGATACAGGTTCAGCTTTGCCGTTTACTGTATCTGGGTAATAATCTAATCTAAACCCTTGTTCTTCTAACAACACAACTGCATCTAACATAGCTGCTATTCTTTGTGCATAAGAACTCTTTAACTCGTCTGAACCACGCCTACGCGTTATTTTAGTTATGGTAGTTATACCCTCTAGTAAAACTGATATATCTATTTTACCGCCAGTGTCTTGTTCAGGTAGCCCTGCTTCTAGGTCTTTTACTTTAAAATATACAGGTTGTTTATACGCGCCGCCACGTGTTCTTTCTTTTGCCTGGGCAACACGTGTCTTTAAGTCTTCCTTAATGTTCCTAGCTTCAGCAACGTTCCTACCAGTTGCCTGGGTAAATTGTTCTTGCTCGGGCTGCATTCTTACCAAAACAAACTCACGTGAATAAGTTTTCATGTCTTTTTGGTATTTAGGGTCTAACTTTTTGCCTTTGTATTTTCTTGCATCTGGTTTAGTAGTAATTGTGCCCTCATAATCTGGAACAACAAACACTTCACCTTTCTTAGAAGCAGCTTTAAGTTTAGGCATATTTTTATTGTCTACGATTCTAATATACCCAGCGCCACCAGTACGTTCTGCTTCGTCTTTAGACTTGATAATAAAAGCTTCTATAAGTTTTTGTGAGTAAAATTCTTGTTGTCCAGCAAACTCTTCTTTTAGTGTCGGGTGTACAAACTCATTTACTCCGGCTATTTGTCCGGGAGTAGCTTTCTTGTCATCTTTGTCAGCTATGCTCCAGGGCTTTTGTGTTTTTACATTTATGTATGGGTTTTCTACAGTACCAGAACCGCCTCTTTTTGTTATAACTTTTACATCATCTAGTGCCTGTTTTGTAGCTGCTTGGTCTCCTTCATCTACAACCGCTGTAGTACCTTTAAGTATTTCGGTTACGCCTACTAGAGGTATTTGAGTTATATCAGAGCCTTCTTCTGTCATTCTAAATGCGGGGCTAGTCAACTCATTTTTTAGATCGATGTTTGATACATCCCTAGAAATGCTATCTAGTAACTCTGACATCTCAACTATAGGAGAAGCCTTGACTCTTTCTAGATACTTTCTATCAGCTGGGTCTAACGCTTGGCCCACTGTATCAACTGCGTTAGAAAGATCATCAAGAATCTGGGCTAGTCTTTCTCTTACTTGGGGAGCTGCTTTTTTTAGTGTAGAAGTTATTTGTTTAGCAGTCGTAGCTCCTTTTGTAGCTGCTTGAGTAAAGTTTACGAAGAAAACTAAGTCTTGGTAATTTATTGGTAGTTTGTAGTAGTCTTGTAGTACTTCTGTAATACCTTGCCCTTCTGCTTCTGGTATTCTCCCTCTCTTTACATCAGTAAATTTTGCACTTGATTCGGCATCTGCTTTTGCAGTAGGGTCTGCTTCACCTACATCATCCTGGTCTGTGCCCATTTCAGACCCTTCATCCATATCCTGGAATAAGTCTTGTAGGCTAGTAAAAGGTGTAGTTTGTGTATTGTCTAAGCCAGCAGTTCTATAATCTGCATGTTCTTTTAGTGTCTGAGTTACAATTTCAAAACGTGCTGGATCCGCAGTGCCACGTATCTCTTCCATTTTCTTTTTAGCTTTTTCATAGTCATTTTCGTAGGTACTAGAAGTACTTTGGTAATGAACTAGCTCATTTATTTCGTTGTCCATAATACCAACTACTATGTCATCACCATCTTTTCTAGTTCTGCTGTAACCTAACCCGTTTTCTGCTAACCAAGCATCTTGTAGTTCTGTATTAAAAGGATATACGCTTACTAGGTTTTGAAACTCTCTAGCTTTTCTTCTATCTGTAGTAAAGTAAGCTCCCCTAGGTGTAGCTACTCTAATAGCATTTGGTAGTGATTGTTGAAGTACATTAAGATCAGCTTCTGAAGAACTATCTATATCTATAAAAGCACTATCTTTATTAGTATCTGATCTAGCTGCAAAATCAAATTGTCCTTTAAGTGCTGTCTGCCTTTCTTTCATTACTTGGCCAGCTTTGTTAGCTTCGTAACGCTTTAAGAACATTTTTGCTGCATCTCTTTCAGCTAGTATGTAATTACTTTGCTCTCTTACTTTATTGATAACACCTGTACCAGTACCTAAAGCGCCACCAACACCTACACCACCAAAGAAACCTGCGAACAAGGCATTTAACCTATCTACTCGGGCATTTGCTTTCGTGTAATCGTCATCTATTCTAAATTTCTGTCGTATGGATAATTCTTCTTGCAACCCTTCTGCTATACCTTCTGATATAGAAGTTACAGCAATACCGGTGCCTAAATCTTTGAGGAAGCTAGTGTTACTTTGTAACTTAGACTGTAGTGGATTATCTGCAACGGTTCTTGTTTTTAATGTGCCACTTTTCTTTAATCTGTCAGCTATAACTTTAGCAGTAGCAAACTCTGCACCAAGTCCTATAGCACCAAACACTTGTCCCTGGGCCAATGCAGCAACTGCATCTTCCGGTGATCTCATACCTTGATCGGCATAATCACTGAAAGCTATACCAGTACCCATACGTTGTTCTTGGCTATAAGCACCGGCAAGTGCACCTTTTGTAAACCTACTACCTAACTTCTGCTTACGTAATTGTGCATATATATCTGCTAAATCTTTTTGTGCTTTTTTGTCATCTGCTAATTTAGGAAAAGGTAAAGGTCTGCCTTGTTTGTCTGCTAAAACATTTTTATATTGTTTATTTAAAAGCTCTTCTGCATCTTCTTTTAGTACATTAGGTCTTCTTTTTACTAAGTTAGTCGGTAATTCTTTTAAGGCTTGTCTTTTTGCAATAGCAGTACCAGCGCCAGCTAATAGAGCTGGAGTTGCTGTACCCCCCGTAGCTATAGTACCACCAGCTACTACAGTCCCTACAACTGCAGCTTCAGCTAAACTTGCTGCTAACGAAGGTACAAATTGGCCTGTAGCGGAAGCTACTTGGTTAAAGAAACCACCTACAGTAGGTTCATCTAAGAATTCACCAAAGCTTTCCATACCAGCTAAAGGTATGCCTGACTCTTCTTCAAGTCTGTCACCTTCTCGTAAAAGGTTTTCAGCATCTTCAGTATTACCACGTAAGGTAGCTATGGTAGCCATGAAGTTTTTGTTTTGTGCGGCTATGTTTGCTGCACCAGATTCTAAGCCCGCACGAAACGATTCGCCCATTGTTTCTACAGGTTGCGTGTAACTAGATCCTTCTTCTGGAGATATTAGACCTACTCGGTCTTCGTCTAGATTGTATTTGTCCGATGCGCCCGGAGCAATTTGTCCAGCTCTAAGTCTTTGTATGATATCTTGCTCATTAACTGCCACATTAGTTCCTAATACGCTTTTCTAATTTAAAAGATGCTAAAGCTATATCTTGGGACCTTTGGTCTGGGAATAGTGCGTAGAACTGTTGTCCTGTCGCAATTGGTATATACTGGTTGTTAGACGGGTCACGAATAACAACTTTATCTACCTGCTCTTTGCCGTTTACTACTTTAGTTTGTAACTCTATTTTTGCAGCTATATTACCGGCCATGTCTTGGTAATTATCTCTGCCACTCCATAAACCAGTCCCAAATACGCCACCTTTTTCTTTGAAGCCTTCAGATACTGCAAATGCTGCCATTAAATCGCCTGTTTCTTGAGTTAAAAGAAAAGCTAAAGATGGGTCTAAATTAGAAAAATCACTATTTACACGGGTGCCACCTACGCCGCCTTTTCTTATAAGTTCATTTACAAACGCTTTGTATGCATTTAATTGTTCGCCGCCTTCTAATGGGCTTTGCATTGATTTTTGTCCGTTATCTTCGAAGTCTTTAAAGTAATTAATGCTTTCTGCTTTTTCATTTAGAGAGTCGAAAGTTTCTAGAGACGCAGTTCTATTAGCAGCTATTAAACTTTGTCTTAGGCTTTCTCTTCTATTGTCAGCTTCTTGTTGTCTTAGGTCATCTGCTCTTCTCTTATCTAACCTATCGTACACATCAGTACCAGGGTCGTCTGTGTTCATTAAGTTGTACGCAAATTTAAAATTCTCATTAAATTTTGCTGGGTCTCCAGCTGCTACTGCATAAGCTACCGCTGCTTCTTTTCTACCAAAACTTACCTCTGGGTCGTTTGGTATCTTTCTCATGTCTTCTGGTTTGGATATATCGTATCTATTAAAAACAGCTTGTGCTTGATCTAAGAACTCTTTCTTCAAGCCTATGTTTTGTAGCTCTGCTTGGTTTTCTGTTAAGAAATTACTTATTTCTTCTGCTGTACCATCTGCTGGGAATACTAAATCTGTGCCTTCAAACACTTGTGGTTTAGGTGTAGTTCTTTGATACTCCACACCATCTTGAGTTATGGTGTCTGGTTGTGCGTCAGTTAGTTTCATATCTACTGACTTTTTCATAGGTCCTCTAGCTCTAGGAACAGGTCCACTTCCTCGTGTCATAGTTTCGTTTCGTTCTATCTTTTGCTCACCACTGCTGTTTCTGAGCTGGTCTTGCATTTCTTTGTTCAAGCCTATTTTGTAACCTAGGTAATTCCCTGGAACTACAGCTAAAATTTGTCTTTGTATATCGCCTGACTGATTGTAGAACTCACCATCATTTACTATCTTTTCTGCTGCCACTCTATCTAAGGTTTGATCTTGTCTATCAAACTGTGCTGAGGATTGTTCTGTTTTAAGTTTTGCGTTTGTGTTATATGCGTCTATAGCATCTTGTACTCTAGATCCTACATTGATAATTAAATTTGCGCCTTGTACAGGAGGTATCTTTCCTATTGCAACTTGGTAGTCTACAGCAGCTATAAACTCTTGGTCTGTTATGCCTTCTGGTGGGTTGTTTATATCAATGTTTAATACATTGTCGTCGTATCTTTCTTGGGTTGCTAAAAGAGTTTGAGCTTGTCTTCTTACTTTGCTAGAAGAAGCATTGTATTCTGTTTGTCGCAGAGCTGTGTTGTATAGACTTCTAAAATCTTCTGTGCCTGAAGACATAACAACATCTTTAGGGTCATTGCTAAAACCTAATGTTTTTGGTCTTAAAATGCCTCTTTCAGTTTCTATATCATAGTGTATGGCCCCATTGTTTGGGTTTATCCTAATGCCTGCTACTTTACCTTCTACTTTTTTACCTGTCTCTACATCTGTGTAAGACCTAGCAGTACTCAAGCTATTAACAGTTTGAACCATAAGGTCATGCTCTTTAGGTTTGTAAAAACCAGTGCCATCACCAACTAATTCTAAATTTTTGTATTTGTCTTCGCCTTCTTTAACGTCACCAAACATCATTTTGTCGAAGTTAATTTCGTCTATCTGTGCATACTCAGCGCCAGTTTCTACTATTTTTAACTTATCTAAATAAGGACTGTTTTCAGTCATTAATAGATCAGCATTATTTTCTTGACGATCTTCAAGGTCTTTTCTTGCGCTTCTACCCGCTGCTAAACCAGATGTAAAACTCATATTAAAAATGCCGCCAGTATTGACGCTCCCATGTTGGTCATTTGTGAGGCATAACCAGCTTTAGCATTTTTATATGCGCCTCTTCTAGCTACTTCACCTTGTGCAGCTTGGCTCAAGCTTTGTAATGCACCTGCATTCATGCCCTGGCCAATACCTATAATTTCTTGTAACAAAGCATTATTCATTTCTCTTTGTCTAACTCTAGCTTGGTTTACACCACCAGCTAATCCTAGTTGCCCTGCTCTTTGGGCAGACCTTTGCTGTTCCTGTAGTTGTGCAGCAGACAAACCAGCGCCGCCATATCTTTCTAGGTTTCTCGCTTGTATAGCAGCTGCTTTTTCTCTTTGCATCTTAGCGTTTTCTCTAGTTCTATCTACTAAAGAAGTATCGTCTAACCTACCAATTAACTCTTTTTCATAATCTCTAAAATTATTTATGTAATTAGCATAATCATCCCTTAGTATTTGGGCAAAGACTTTATCAGGGTTATCTACTTGTGTTAGCCCTAAGTTATCAAACTCGTCTGCTGTAGCTCGTTCGTCTTTGATTCTACCTACTGCTCTTCTTACTGATCCGCTTAAACTCATGTTACGTTGCTAATATTCCCCCATATATCTATTTCTTGGCCATCATTAGCGGCATTAAATCCTTTTTGGAATGTTTTAGCCTCTCCATAACCTTTACCAAGTGTTGTAAACGCGCCTATGTTACCTGAATTCCTTTTGTACTTAGCTGCCGCTAGATTTAAAGTATCTGCTGTAGATATTTTAGATATGTTTGCTAACGCTGAAGTAGTTTGGTTGTTTATGCCTGCTCCCGCTTTTACCATACCTACTTGTTCATTAACCGAAGATGCTAAACCTTGACTAGTACCTTCTAGCATTTGGTCTATACCAGCAGAAGTAAGGTCTGCTTGCATGTCTATAGATGCAACAGCGTTTCTGTTCGGGTTGTTAGTAAGAAATTGAGCAAAGTCTGCATTAGCAGTACCTTCTGCCATACCTACGACACCCTCTTCTTCTCTAAAAGCCCGATCAGCGCCTGCTTTTATCTCTGGTAAAATTTCACTGTTAAAAAAGTTTTTTTGCGCTAAACCTACAGAAGCATTAGTTTTATCTACTTCAGAAGCTTCATAATCTGATTTACTTGGCTTACTCATTTACTTTTCTCCTATAAACTATCGTATCTAAACTCCAACCTCTCTTTAGGGCATAAGGTTCTAACTCCCGTACATGCGACTGCGCCTCTATGTACTTACAGCCCGAACGTTTAGCTACCTCTTCTATCCAGGCTTCATGGGCCAACCACTCGTGTCCGCCCTTATTGTAAGTATACGCTATCCACATATACAATGTCTTGTCTTTTGTGTACCTATCTGTTTGTATCGTAAGTACTAAAAACCCGACTGGTGAGGTAAATAAAAACGCTTTTTCATTTACGCAATCACTATAAACATCTTCGGGAATAAAAGTTAGACTTGGGTTATCTGCTAATATACTTTCTAAACCAGGTTTGATAATGTTCCACGTGGAACGTATATCAGTGAGCACTGGTTCAACAAAGTCATTAGTAGTCGATCTCCTTTCCGTATCTTCCATAGCGCCTCCTTGGCTTACCTATTCCTTTGTATTTTACTGTTCGTTTAACGCCCAGATCCCCGCCTCTTGCACGGAGTTCTGCTTGTTGTATTTCTAAATTAAACTGGGCTAGATACTCTCTAGCTGCATTTACGTCTGACCATTCTCTACCTGGCATACGTAGTAACCTATACAAAGTGCCGTATATAATTGCATCTCTGTATTGGTTGGATATCGTAGTGTCTATGTTGTTAGAAGTTCTAGATGGTTTTAAAGCAACACTAGCTATAACAGGAAAAGAACCTTGTGGTACTGGGACTAACCAAAAGGTTGAAGGTGTTTTCTGTAAATATACGTGGGGCCTGCCTGTTCTATCCCTCCAATCTGGGTAATTTAAGTCTAGACTACGTGGACTGATAGGGTCCATGTCTCTCCCGTCATACGTCATCTGCAATACCTGGTGTACTTCCGTACCTGTGGGTATATCAAAATCGTACTCATACACACCTGATATAGTGTTGAAAGCATCCATGTCTAATATGTATGCTTTTGACCTTTCACAAAATTCTATAGTTGCAGAACGTAAGTTACTTTCAACCAAAGAATCTGGGCAAAAAGGCACGTAGGGTAAAACTTCTTTGACTAAAGAAGAGTAGGCTGCCACCTTAGCCTCCTTGTACTGGCGGTGCTACAGGGAGTGGCATACCACCTATGTTTGCAACTCTATCGTTGTTCGGGCTTATTAGGTTTTGAGCCTGTGCGCCTTGTCCGATACAATTTAAAAATAGTTGGTAATGTGTTTGCGCTCTTTGTGCGTTGCCTGCGTACTCAGAATCTTTTTGGTACGCTCTGAACAAGACATAATCAATTACCGCGTTAGCGTATATATCGTCTATGTCTAAGTTTGAACTTGCAGAAGATAGGTCTGTAGGTGTTTTTGAGTACACGATTTCTACGTACGCATTTCCATTTACTCCTGGATACACGTAGTAGTTTTTTGGATCGTCTTCGTCAAAAATGTAGTGCTTAACTACAGTGCCGTGTTGTGCATCTCCAGATACAGTTGGATCGTTCCAATCTGGCTCTTGTGTATTTAAGATATCTACATTTACAATTCTGATTGCTCTTTTACCAGTAGCACTGCCACTTGAACCATTCATGTTTCTAGTTACCTTAATTAGTCTAACACCATCAGAAGGTAAAGTTTGTTTAGTTCCAGCAACTAATTGCACATTGTCAGTCTTTGCAGATGACTCTGGTTTATAGTTTACAATTTCTCTTTGCGCATCATTAATATATCTAAGTATTTCAGCTTCTGGCCATCTGACACTAGTAGTGTCTTGTAAGATGTCTTTAATTCTACTTAGTAAGTTTGTCCCGGTTAATGCCATAATTTATCCTTATTGTGCAGCTTCTAATTCTGCGATTAACTCTGATTTCTTTTTACGTCTATCGAGTTCAATACCAATAGTTCTGCCATAAGCTTCTAGTTCCACTTTGGTCATGTCCTCAAAAGATTTTTCTTCAGCAGCTTCTTCGACAACTTCCTCAACGGGAGCTTCTTCTACTACTGGAGCTTCTTTGACGTCTTTTACCTCCGTGCATCCGGCTTGTAAGCAAAGTAAACCCAAATCATCACCAACTTGTCTTGGCTCGCCAGCTTTTAAATGTATAACTGCGCCCCAAGTAGAAGCTACTGATTTGTCTTCATTTGATACTATCCACATAATTTCCTCCTTAAAAATGGGTGACTTTTAAAAGCCACCCATAAAATATATCACAATTAGTATGCAACATCTAACGCAATAACACCAAAGTCTTCATCCTGACCTGTGTGGTCTGAATGATAAACTGGCTTCTTGAGTCCGAATATCTTACCAATTGAAATACCGTTTTGGTTACCATAGTCGAATGTGTCTTCTACTATTTCTGGTATACCAATATCTGCCATAGCTAATGCTTGTGCGCCAGCGAAAATACATCTTGAGTAGTTTACGTCAGCGTTTGCACCACCTTTATATCCAGCAGCACCAGCGTTTGATGATGTACCAGATAAAGCGCCACTTGTATTAAACACATGTCTAAACTCGTGAACCATGATGCCATCAACCATTAGAGATGATGAACCTGAGAACAAGCTTGAACCTGGTCCTCTTACTCCAGCCTGTCTTACGTTAGCAAGGAAGTCTGAATCAAGTTTTAGGTCAGCCATTACTTGTGGTGTTACGAAAAGATGGAATGTCTCGTCGTTACCCGCACCTCTTAGTCCTCTAATGTAGTTATCTTTAGCGTAAGCTTTTAGATCTACAATAGTGCTGTAGCTTAATTTGTCAGCTGCATCCATAGCAGTAACATCACCAGCTACAAGACCGCCAGTTGCATCCACTCTTCTATGTCTGTTAGAAGTTGGAGCACTTATAGCGCTTGAGAACTCTAAGTCGTTTAAGTTTTGCCCTGAGTTCATTGATGGTCTTAACGCACCATTGTTCTTAAGGTTATACCCAATACCACTTAGTGTAAGGAATGCTAATTGGTCCATTCTGTCAGCCATTGCATAAGCAAGAGCATCTCTTGAATGTTCCCTGAAGTTCACAACTGATTTTTGATCAGCCAGTCTACCTGACAGTCTGTTCGCAAATCTTAGTTGGTCGATTGTTACGACTATGTCGAACGCTCTTAGTGATTCTTCATTACCTTCGAGAGTGTTGTCTCCAACAATACCGTCACCAGTCATGTCAGCTAAAAGTGTTAATACAGCTCTAGCTCCCTTTTCTGATTGGGTTAGCTCAGATATTCTCTGAACCATAGCGTTGTTGCCGCTACCCGCGAATTGGTTAATGAAGGACATATTTCTAGCTACACGCCAGAAATCTCTAGACCAGATGGTTAACTGCTCACTGGTCAACGCAGCAAAGTTAGTATTTGCCATGATATT